ATCTTTGTAAACTTAGCCTTCTGACTTTGATTGCTATATGAAAAACCACCTTCAGTTACATTAGAAATATTAAAGGTATAGACAGGATCAGATGGTCTATCCTGTGAGATCGTAATACTACCAGCTTCATAAAAAGCCTGCACTCTCATAACAGAGCAAATGTCTTGTATTAATTCAAATGCATCTTTTTGATTATTTATATTTGCGTTAAAACTAAACCTTGCCTCCGTAGATCCTGTTCCAGAACCATCATCTATTTGTGCTGAGTTGTATTCAGATGCAGAATAAAAAGCAAATTTATCTATAGCTGTTTCTGGTATGGACGCTCCGTAGCGGGTGTTCGTAAGAACATCATATAGAACCCACGCTGGATCGTTTGTAAACTCCTTATCTGTTTTTAACGTGCCATTGAAACTGCCACTGAAAGATAAACTGCCGTCTGATCTTACAGTTGCGTTGTGTGGGATTTTGACTTTTATTCCTTTTATTCTGTATGTTCTTGTTGGTATTGATCTGAATGATTCAGCATTAAAACGTAATCCAACATGTGCAATATCTACATAAGCTCTCTGTTCTGCTGTAATCTCTGTAAAAGATGACCAGCTAAATCTATTTTGTAAATTAGTATCAGTAGAATCATTCGTAACCCTAGTAACAGTAGCAGTTATTGGATAATTAAGATTTGATAAACCTTTAATAATATAATCTCTAAAATACTGTGTATTTGTTTTTCCTATAATAGAACCTTTTGTGCCGTTTATAACTCTATGCTCTTTCCCATTATTTTCGGTTATTTTTATGGATAAATTAACCTGTGTTCCGTTTGTTTCACCTGTTTCACTATTAAATTCTTGTAATCCAGAAACTGCAATAGTAATTCTTAATTTATCTATCTGATTTGAAATCGACCTTGAGACTGGTGTTGCTTTTGTTACTTCAATACCAACAGGAATTTCAGATTCTATTTCATTAATAGTATTTAATGCTGTTTGATTAGAAGTACCAAATCTAGGTTCAAAACTTATATCTTCTCTTGTAAAATTAAAATCACCCTCCGTAAGATTATTAATATCTGCTGATTTCTTAAGTACTTGCGTTCCATTCAAAAAAACATCTTTTAGTGCTGCAATGTTATATTTATCAGTTCCCTCCGTAAGTCCTGCTTCTAATGGTGAATGAAAACCAGCTATTTGTCCTTCTGATAAAACATCTATAAGATCATTTGATTGCTTACTGGATAATATTGAATCTGTTGTAGTTTGTATACCATCAATATCACCCGCTAATCTGTTTGCATCATTTTGTTTTGTGAAAGCAGCATTACCTGATGTAGAGACAGAAGTGCTACTTGCAACTCTAAATTGTGTTGAAGAATCGACAGAGGTGACAGTTACATTCTCTGATGTGCCAGAACCAGAAGTAACATTTAAGTCAACAACATCACCAACAGCTAATGTTTCTGCACCACTGTGAGTGACAGTGATTGTATTTGCTGATTGAGAATACGTTCCAGATAAAGGAACATCTTCCTTATAAAAACTAACAATTTCAGATGAAACTGTAGCAGAAGTTGTACGAGTAACAGTGAAAACAGTTGATGAACTAACTGAAGCTACTGTTAGCTCTTCTCTTATTTCGCTAGCACCAGCACCAACATTTAATATTACATTTAAAACATCACCTACATTTATTGTTTCACTACCATCATGTGTGATTGTTACTGTTGTTCCGAACTGACTATAATTCCCAGTTTCTACAGTGATACCGTCTATTTCAACTAATTTCCCAGCAGCATCAAATACAACATTATTTCCTAATCCAGAAGTACCAGATTCTTTTAAATAATTATCAAGTTGCTGGTCTGTTAATTCACCAAAATAATGTAATTGAAAAGGGTTTAAATCAATATCAGGTAAATCATCAAAATCAGGAAAAGGCATTAGACAGAAACCTCAATTTGGTCTGTATCAATTCCATTTGATACATTTATACTTCCAACAAAAATTTCCCCGAAAACCAAAGGCAGTGCAACACCAGCCCTCGAAACGTTTGTGACCCCACTAAACGCAAAGTTAACAGTGGCATCTTCTGGTTCTAAAGATGACATCGGTTTTGGTTTTGGTGTTAAATAATTTGTTACATCATTTATAATTAAAGAAGTTCCTATAGCTGTTGCTGCTGTACCAACAAAACCAAGTAAGCCTACTGTTGGTAATGCTGCACCACCAAATAACAAACCAATACCTGCAATAATTCCAAATATTTTACCTTCAACAACTGGTATTATTTTAATTTCCTCTGCTATCGGATCAAGCATATTTTCCTCTGTTACGTTGTATCCACCAATATCTACCTTATAAAATTTATCTAACATATATGTTTCTAACTCTGGATGATTACACAATAAAAACTTCATAACTTCTCTTGTATCTCTTACTTCTGCCTTTTGTTCTTTCCATCCTACAAAATCAGCCAGATCTCCATATAGTTTTACTGTCTTAAGCATGGATCTCTCTGTAATGTTTCTATTTTATCTGTTGGCTTAAATTTAAACCATCTTTTTGTCTTTAGTCCAATAATATACCAAGTTATATTGGATCGTTTACAACTTATAACATCTGCCTCACTAGGATGCTCCGTACCAATCGGATGAGAATGTATAACAGCATGGATTCTGCCATATCTATCCTCCGTATAAGCCCAATCCAAAGGGTCTAACAAAAACTGCAAATTATTATGTAAAGCAAGATTTTTACAGGGTATATATTTATCTTTATTTAAATAATTAACAAGCAGACCACATGATTCTCTAGGTGCTTGCTGTTCTGCATGAACAAAAGCATCTTCTTGCCATGTCATTGATTTAAAAAAGTACCAATACGAGGAAATAAATCTCTTGTAGCAACTCTTTTAGGTAAACGTAAATTAACAAGGTCAAGTTCAGATGCAAGTTCAAACTGTACAATTTCTCTATTTTCTAAAACTTTCCTATCAATAAAATAAATCTCCTGTGGTAGTTCTTGTGTTGTATCAGGAGTGCCGAATGGATTTGTACCGCCAGTAAAGTTTGCAGCATCTAAAAATCTTGCAAGTGTTCTTATCCTTGTAAACTTTGCACCATTAAGATCATTATTAGCAGTGACAGCATTAACAGTTGCGAACAAAGCGGTAATAGTTCCTAAGACATTTGATATTGTGAAAGTTGGTCTTGGGATAGCACCACCAGCACCATCAAACTCAAAACCTTCAGCCTGACATGGAAACTTTTGATATGTATTCCCTTGCCATATAACATCACCATTGTTTAAATCGTTTGAGCCAGCATGAAAACGCTGTACAGCAGTTGATCCATGTAATGTGCTATCTAGGGTCAAAGTAAAAAGCTCTATGACTGAACTAGGATTAATCTTTTGTAATTCTGATATTGGTATTGGCATTAGGGTTCAAATACTTCTCTAAAAGTTGTTGTAATAACTGCCCTGTTATTATATGGAATAGATTTAGACCAAGATTCACAAACAAACTGTGAAGAACTTGATTCGGCTGGTGGTGTAAAAGTAAAACTAGCTTTATCTAAAGCTCTAGCATCTAAAAATGTTTCTATGGTAT